TTATGCGAAACCTACGAAGAAGCAGAACTTGCTTGTCTTAAAAAATTAATTGAAATAGTTAAAAACAAATAACCTATGAAAACATTCACAGAAAAAGAAGTAAATGAATTAATAAGAGCAACAATTAATGAAACTGCTGAAGGGGTATTTGAATGGTTTAAAAATGAAACCAATATAGTAGATAAACAAACAAGAGAAATACTTGATGATATTGCTGAAATTGATATTAAAGAAGATAAGAAAAGTGTAATGACTAATTACATATATCCAAGACTTGAAAAACATGGGATATTTATTAACCAAAACAAATAAACCATGAAAGAAACAATAAAACTAACTTACGAATTACTTTACTTTATGCTAATATCCGTTCCTGTCGCTTGTATATTGTATTTGACAGTTAACGTTTATTATGAATCTAAAGTATTATTAAAAAAATGGCTATAAGTAAATTTAAAGCAACAGGACACGAGAACGCACAACCAGTAAGAATGATTTACATAGACACAAAAGAAGAAGTAATATTTAAGTCAGTAGCTTACGCTGGGAGAATAACAGGAGCAAATGTCTATGCTATTAAAAACGGATTAAACCCTGTAAATAAGAAGAAATTTGAATATCAAGGTAGAATTGTTGTATTTAGAACAATAAAGTCCTAGTTTTGCTATATGGCAGTAACACCATTACCTAAGTTATTAGAAAAAACACAAAAGGTAGTAAACGCATACATTCGTAAAAGAGATGAAGGATTGCCTTGCATTTCTTGTGGTAGTCCAAACGCAAATCAGGCTGGACACTATTTTGCAGTTAAAGGTCATTCAGCATTACGATTTAACGAATGGAATATACACCTTCAATGTGCCGCTTGTAACTGCTATAAACACGGTAACCAAGCTATGTATAGAATAGGATTAGTTCATAAGATAGGCGAACAAGCCGTTAAAGGATTAGAAACAATAGCTACTAAGGTTAAAGTTTATAAATGGTCGAGAGCAGAGTTAAACGAATTAATAGAAAAATATGGCTAAAGCAGGAAATAGTAACAAAGTATCGTTTGGGAAAAGACGTTGTGGCAAGTACAAAAAGACATCTGGTCCTAAAGATAAACCAGTTAAACCTTATAATAGACAAGGAAGATGCTAATAACAGAAATCAAACCCAACTCAAATAACCCACGTATAATCAAAGACAATAAGTTTAAACAACTTGTTAAGTCTATTCAGGCATTCCCCCAAATGCTTGAGTTAAGACCTATTGTAATAGATGAGAATAATGTTGTATTAGGTGGTAATATGCGTTTAAAAGCGTGTATAGAAGCAGGATTAACCGATGTGCCTGTAAAACAAGCTAAATATTTAAGCGAAGAACAAAAGAAAGAATTTATTGTTAAAGATAACGTAGGCTATGGCGAATGGGATTGGGATGACCTAGCTAATAATTGGGATGTAGAACAATTAACCGAATGGGGGTTAGACATACCCAACTTTGAGCAAGAAGTTTTAGAAGCAGAAGAAGATGATTTTGCAACACCTGAAGGTGGTATTGAAACGGATATAGTTTTAGGGGATTTATTTGAAATAGGCGAACATAGATTGCTTTGTGGCGATAGTACAGATAGCGACCAAGTGGCAAAGCTGATGAATGGGCAAAAAATTGATTTAGTCTTTACAAGTCCACCATATAACAGTGGTGATGTTGCAATGCGTGGTGGTGGGAAATTTGCTTTTGGTAAAACTGGTGCAAAAACATTATATGAAAACTTTAAAGATGATAAAACACCAGAAGAATATTTTGAATTTTGTATTAGCATATTAAATAATATTAGCTTATATGTTAATGATTTGCATACCGTTTTTTGGAATGTATCATATAATGCTAATTCAAGAGATAATTATGGCAAAATTGTTTTTTCAGATATAAACCCATTTTCAGTTAAAGAAACAATTATTTGGAATAAAGGTATAGCAATACCAATTACAAGTGAAGGTATATTAAGTAGAAATAGTGAATTTGTATTTTTAATGTCAAAAGGAGAAAAATATTTGACAAATCAAAAAATTGGTGAAAATTCAGTTTATTGGAATACTTGGAATATATCTTCATCAGGAAGTCAAAAAAATGAACATAAGGCATGTTTTCCAGTTGAACTTCCATTTAAAGCTATTGAAGATTTTAGTAAATTAGAAAGTTTAATTTACGAACCATTTATGGGTTCTGGTACAACAATGGTAGCTTCACATCAACTTAAACGAAAGTGTTTTGGCATAGAACTAGACCCAAAATACTGCCAAGTTATAGTTGATAGAATGAAGAAACTAGACCCAACCTTAATAATCAAGAAGAACGGAGTACCTTTGTAATTCAGTGAAAATTCAGTGAAGTATGGCAAACGAACAAAATCTTAAACCTTTTCCTAAAGGAGTTAGCGGAAACCCAGCTGGTAAACCTAAAGGTGTACCAAATAGCAAGACTAGACTTTTACGTTTATTAGAATTAGTTCAAACCAAGACTAACCCAGTTACAGGAGAAAAAGAAGAATTTACAGTAGCAGAGCAATTAGATATGGTTTTAATCAATAAGGCTTTAAAAGGCGATTTAAACGCTTACAAAGAATTATTTGATAGGTTGGAAGGTAGAGCAAAGCAATCTACTGAAATAGAACTTAGTGGCGGAATGAACATTGTATGGGAAGAAAAGAAAACTTACGTAGAAAGAACAGGTAGCATTTAGCCTCGTACTACTCGTAGCACTCGTACTAACTACGACTACTACGATTACTACGACTAATACGAATATCAATTATGGAACTATCAATAAAACAAACCTCAGCACTTGACCTCTTAGAAGATAATCTCACAAATGAGATATTGTTCGGTGGCGGTGCTGGGGGCTGAATAAGGTGGAAAAACGGCACTTGGTTGTTATTGGCAACTAAAGATGCGACTAAAATATCCCAATACTCGTGGCTTGATAGGTCGTGCAGTCTTAAAGACATTAAAAGAAACTACGCTTGTGTCTTTCTTTCAAGTGGCAAAAATGCAAGGCTTAGAAGCTGGAAAGCATTACAAGTATAACGCACAAATGAGCCAAATAGATTTTCCTAACGGCTCAACAATCTTACTCAAAGACCTTTACTCATATCCTAGCGACCCTAACTTTGATGAATTAGGTTCGTTGGAGATTACCGATGCGTTTATAGATGAAGCCAATCAGGTAGATGACAAAGCAAGAAACATCATTAAATCAAGGATAAGATTTCAATTAGACCAAAACGATTTAGTGCCTAAGATTCTTTACACTTGTAATCCAGCTAAGAATTGGACATACTCGGAGTTCTATAAACCACAACAAGATGGCACGATAACTAACAATAAAAGATTCATTTCATCGTTAATTGATGACAACCCTTTTATATCTAAGCACTATAAAGAAAACCTATTAACACTAGATAAGACCAGTAAAGAACGTTTGTTATTTGGTAATTGGGAATATTTAGATGACCCTGCACAACTTATAGACTATGAAAAAATACTTGATGCTTTCACTAGCACTTATGTACCTAGTGGTTCACGTTACATTTCTTGTGATGTTGCTCGTTTCGGCGGCGATAGTACTGTCATTGGGGTATGGGATGGTATGCGTGTTAAACTTCATCAGTTTAATGGTAAGTCTGTTGTGGAAGTGGCTGACATCATAAAAAAGTTTCAGCAAGAGTATCAAGTGCCTACATCTAACATTGTCGTGGATGAAGATGGCGTAGGCGGTGGCTGCGTAGATATTTTACGTTGCAAGGGATTTGTAAATAACTCAAGACCATTAGATAACCCAATTACAAGACATAAGGAAAACTTCGACAATCTTAAATCACAATGTTATTTTAAGTTGGCTGAAATGATAAACGATAATAAAGTTTACATAAATGCTGATGGCAAACAGAAGCAATTAATTATAGAAGAACTTGAACAAGTAAAACAAAAAGCAGTAGATAATGATGGCAGTAAGGGAATAATACCAAAGGATAAAGTAAAGGCTTTAATTGGTCGTTCACCTGACTTTTCGGATTGTTTGGCTATGCGTATGATTTTTGAATATACACCGAAATTTGTTGTGTCAGTATTTTAGTATAAAATAACTAACTTTGACTAAATATTAATAATATGGCTATTTGGGATGTATTCTCCAAGAAAAAGATTTCTGCCGTTAAACCTTTGCAATCCGTTTTACCGATGTCTGGTCCTTTAGGTTCTACGGTATCAATAAATAGAGGCATAGTAACTTGGCAAGGAGCAGATGCTCAATCTTTCGTAAACGATGGATATTGTGCAAATGATATAGTTTATTCAATCGTTAAACTTATTACTGATAAAGCTAAACTTGCTCCATTTGCAGTTTATAAAGTAATCGATGAAAAGGCTGCTAAGAAATACAAGGCTTTAATTAGCCAACCTGAAAAGGTTAAAAATTGGAAAGATTTACTAGAATTAAGAACAAAAGCATTTGAAGAATATACAGGCGATGCACGTTTAAACGAATTACTTAAGCATCCAAATGATGAAGATTCTTGGGCAGACATCGTTGAACAATGGTGTGCTTTTAAATTAGTTACTGGAAATAGTTTCGTTTATGGTCGTTTAATTGAAGGCGGTGCTAATCAAGGCAAACCTTTATCAATTAACGTACTTCCTGCACAATATATGGCTATCATAGCAAATGTTGAGGTGTTTCCTCCTGTGGTTGCTGGTTATCAGTTATACTTTGGTAAACTTTGGTCTTTTACTAGAGAAGAAATACTTCACGATAAATACTTTAACCCACAATGGAATATAACTGGAAATCAACTTTATGGGCAATCACCATTGAAAGCAGCATCACGCACCTTGACTCGTTCAAACGAAGCGAAAACCGCAGCAGTTTCTGCCTTCCAAAATGGTGGACCAGCTGGAGTTTTGTTTATGAACGATGATAGATTCGACCCAATAAGCGGTGGTGAACAAGCAGCAGCATTAAAGAAATCAGTTAGCGAAAAGGCTGGTTCTACAAACTTTAATCAAATCGCAGTATCAGGTTATAAAGTAGATTGGAAAGAAATTGGATTGAGTCCTGTTGAATTAGGTATATTAGAATCAGAGAAATGGGATATGGTTTCACTTTGTAATGTTTACGGTGTACCAAGTCAGTTGATGAACGATTCAATGAATAAGACTTATAACAACCAACAAGAAGGCGAAAAGGCTTTAACGTTACGTTGTGCGATTCCTTTATTGAATGAGATTCGTGATGACTTTAACAAGAAACTTCACACAGATTGGGGTTATGCTAATCAACAAGATGTTTATATTGACTATGATATTACTGTTTATCAAGAACTTGAAGCAAACAAAGTTCAGCAAGTAGATTGGTTAGATAAGGCTTGGTGGTTAACTCCGATTCAAAAATATGAGGAAATGGGCATTCACGTTCCTGATGAATTAAGAGAAGAACTAAGTAAGATTTATATTCCTAGCAATCTTCAACCTTTGGACACATACCAACCAATACAATTACCTAAAAATATAGATGACCTTTTAAATACAAAATAATGAAAGAAATAAAAGAGTTTGAGAATCAAATCGCACAATTAGAAAAGCAATTTAAAGCGTTCAGCGATGTAGAAATGCAAGAAACGCCTATTATGGGTGTTGAGCCAGTAGAAAACGATCCAATGGAAGACACTCCAATGGATAACTTTGTTGACTTAGTTTATTGCTTAAAGCAATCTAATGAACAAGCTATCGTTTGGCATCATCAAACAACTTCTTATTCTTGTCATAAAGCATTAGATAACTATTATAGCGAAATCGTAGGTTTAGTAGATGGTTTAGTAGAAAGCGTAAGCGGAATCTATGGCAGACCAACAGGCTACGAATTAGTTAACCCAATGGATTATCAAAGCGTTGAGCAAGTACAAGCATACTTCCAAGCGTTATATGCAGAAGTTCAAAGCGAAAGACAAGTAACATTCCAAGAGTCTTGGATTCAAAACCAAATTGATGGTATAGCTGAATTAATAGCTGAAACTCTTTACCTTTTAACTTTAAAATAATGGCAAACGTAAATAAATTCTTAAGTTTATTAGATACACTTAAAAGTGAATTAGAAGCTAAGAAAACAACAGGCAAAAACACTAGCGGAATTGGACACGCTAATTCTTTAATCAGTCAAGGTAAAGTAATTAAGCCATCATCTTGGAACGCACCAAGTGCTAGTGAAGAAAACGCCTACATCGAGAAGAACGGAATGTCTGCATTTGGCAAATGGCATTTAGGAATAGATGCAAACGCTGACCCTAAGACAAAAGAACATTGGCATTATATCTTTACAAGTGATTTTAAGAATGTAGATAGAGCAGGATTAATAGCTATCCGCCAAAGAGCAGGACAACAAAAACAAACCGATGTGTTTGATGCAGCAGGTAAAATGCTAGAAAATATAGACAAGTAATGATTTGGAGTCAATACAAGACACTCTACAATAATGCACTCAAAGAGTATTCACCCAAGTTCAAAAAAGAACTTCAAGCACAGGTGGATACTTTTTGTCGTACACAAGACTTCTCTGCAATATCATCTAAAAGCCTAGAAAAGACCATTAAGAAGCTACATTTAGCTTTGGGGAATAGAATGGCTGCAACGGCGTATAAAGACGTTAAAAAAGGCTCTAAATCGATTTTTACGACAATAGAGACTAAAAGCACACAAACGGACATTTGGTCTTATACAATCCTAAAGATGTTAGAGGTTGATGGATTAAGCACATTAGCACAAAATATCACAGATACAACAAAAAATCAGATTGACTATTACATTCAAAAGTCATTAGCTGAAGGCATACCTTTAAACGAAACAATCGACAATTTAAAGAAAGCTGGAATAACTGATTACCGAGCAGAACTTATAGCAAGAACTGAAACTGCACGAGCAGCTAACTTAGGTTCACAAATAGGTGCAATAAGCACAGGATTAGTAACAATGAAAGAATGGATTTCAACTAGAGATAACAGAACAAGGCGTGAGCCAAGAGACCACACCGACCATTTGGTTATGGATGGCGTAAAGATTCCAATGGAAAAGCAATTTAAAGTTCCTAACGATAGAAACGGATTAGGATATGATTTAATGGACCATCCTGGTGATTCAAAAGCAAGTGCAGCTAATGTTTGTAATTGCAGATGTACTATGGGTTACGAAGCAGTAAGAGGAAGCGATGGCAAATTAAAAACATATCAAGATAATCCGCCATTAGGTCGTGTTGGTGTTATTTGGGGAATAATAAATAACGTAATCGGAATACAGATAGGAAATATGATAACCGAAGCATTACAATAATAAAAAAATATAATAACTTTGTCGTGATGAAACAATTTCAATCAAAAGATATAGCAAATGGCATAATGGATGTTGATACTTCTACAAGGAAGGTCAAAGCCGTTTGGTCAAGAATGAACAATGTAGATTTAGATGGCGATGTAATCGTACCTGAAGCGTTTACTAAAACGTTAACAGAAAGAGGTCCAGCTGGAAAGAATTTAATTTATTCTTTAGTTGACCATCAAGCCGATATGAATAACGTAATTGGTAAGCCTGAAGAAATCTATGTTGATGGAGATATGCTTGTAGCAGTTACTCCGATTGTAGAAACCCAAAAGGGAACTGATATGCTTAAACTTTATGATGCTGGTTTAATTAACCAACATTCAATCGGTTTTAGCACAATCAAGTCTAATATGGGCATGAATGAACAAAAGGATATTAGATACATCACAGAATTGAAACTTTACGAAGGTTCAGCAGTTCTTTGGGGTGCTAATCCTGAAACTCCTACTTTGAGTGTTAAATCACAAACCAAAGAGGACTTAAACGCTAGGCTAGAAAAACTATTAAAGTCATTTAGAAACGGTAAGTTTACCGATGAAACATTTGCTTTAATGGAGATTCAAATAAAAAAAATCCAAGCAGACTTATTGGCATTGGAAATCACTCAATCCGCACAAAGTGCAATCGAGCCGAAACAATCAGTAGATAATGATGCAGAGGTTTTAAAGGCAATAAAAGAATTTAATAATTTATTTAAAAAGTAAAAATGGAAAATTTAGAATTAATCAAAGAAATGGCAGAAAACGTAAAAGGTTTTGCTGGTCAAATCGAAGATGTAAAATCTACTGTATCAGTAGTAAAAGATGAAATGCAAAAGCAAATTGATGCTGCATTCGCTTCTCAAAAGAAAGCAGAAAGCCGTGAGGTTAAATCTTTCGACCAATTAGTAGTTGAAAAATTAGATGGTCGTATGGATGAAATGGAAAGCACTTTAAAGAAAGGTGGTAAGTTCCGTTTAGAAATGCCTGAAGCAAAGACTATGACAATCGCAGGTAACGTAACAGGAAGTCCAATGACTACTTACGCTTTACGCCCAGCATTGCAACCAGCTCAATTAGTTAACTTCCGTGATTTAGTTCCAACAGTACGTTCTGAGAGTGGTCTTTACACTTTCTACAAAGAGAACACTGGCGAAACTAACAATATCGGTAGCCAAACTGAAGGTGCAACTAAAGGTCAAAACGATTATAGCTTAACTGAAACTAAGATTGTAAACTCTTACATCGCTGGTTTCTCTCGTTTCTCTAAGCAAATGATGAAATCTTTACCATTCTTAAGTCAATCTTTACCAAGAATGTTACAAAGAGATTTCTTTAAGGCTGAAAACGCTTCTTTCTTCTCAACTGTATCTTCTGCTGCAACTGGTACTGCTACAACAACTGAAACAGTTGACTTAAAGCAATTAGTACAATTAATCGCTAACCAAAAAGCGGCTAACTTCAATCCTTCTTACATTTTAGTATCTCCTGCTCAACAATCAAAAATCTTGATTGACACAATCAATGCTGGATACTATGTAGGTTCAGGTAGTGTACAAATCGGTACTGGTGGCGACATCACTATCTGGGGTGTACCAGTTATTTCTGCTACTTGGGTTACTAACGATAAGGCTCTTGTAATCGATTCTGATTACATCGAGAGAGTAGAAGTTGAAGGAATCGCAATCGAGTTCGCATACGAAGATTCTGATAACTTCCAAAAGAACTTAGTTACTGCAAGAATTGAGTGCTACGAAGCAATCAACTTAATGTTACCAGGTTCTGCTATCTACGCTACTTTAAACGCATAGTTTAGGTTTATATAGTAAATGAAAGACCCTCACTTAAAACGTGGGGGTTTTTTATTATAATTAATGTAAATTTGTAAAAAAGGAAATATGTCTTTCTATAATTACTTAATTGATTTTACCCTTGTAAACGTTGGCACTCCAACCGAGCCTGTAACACTTGCAGAGGCTAAAAACTATTGTCGTGTAACAACAACGGCAGATGATGCGTTAATTACCGATTTAATCACAGAAGCAAGAGAAGCGGTTGAAAAGGCTATTGGTCAATGTTTAGTACAAAAGAACGTTACTATTTGGTTTAATAACCCAGCTAGTAATTTTAACCTTCCTTATGGTCCAGTTGACCCAACTACTTTTAAGTTATATGATGATGTAAATAATACGGAAGTATTAGCAGCTAATTACCGATTAGTCGGTGGGCAATATCCTAGCCTTAATTTCCCTATTTGGAATCAATTAAGGGCAACATACACAAGTGGAATGACAAGTGTCCCTAAAGAACTTAAAGTGGCTATTTTAGACCAAATAAACTTTGATTACGAGAATAGAGGTGCAGATATAGAGCATTACGATTCTTATGCGGTTTGTGAAAAGACTTGGAGAGCCTGTCAAAGATATACTAGAACGAGTCCAATTTTATAATATGAAAATAGGTCAAAAAAAGGGGTGGAATCTTAGTGCATCCACGATGACTCGTAGAGTAACTCTTTATGTGCCTACACGAGTTAGCGATGGTCAAGGTGGCTATACAACCACATTTGCCGTACAAGAGATAGTTTGGGGTGATTTTAGACCAGCAAAAAGCACAAGAACTTTGCTTGAATCTGAACTTACCTTTTATCAAGATGCTAAGGTTTATTTAAGATATGGCTTAACTATAACAAGCGATTATAAATTAGAAATAGAAGGAACGATGTACACGATTCAATCCATCAATGATGTTGATAATCAGCACCGTTTCTTAGAAATCATAATGAATGGCTAATATAACGTTTGAAATAAAGGGTTTAAACGATGTTTTAACTAGCTTTAAAGAAATGGATAAAAAAATCCAAATAGCAGTTAAAAATGAAGTTAATGCATCTGCCTTAAAGATTCAATCGGATGCCAAAAGATTAGCACCTGTTAATTTTGGCACATTAAGAAATTCAATAGTTCTAACTGAAGTTAGCAATCAAAATGGGTTTGTTTATAGCGTTGGTTCTAATTTATTATATGCTCCTTATGTTGAATTTGGCACAGGCGGAAAGGTTACTATACCATCAGGATATGAAGATTTTGCTGCTCAATTCAAAGGCAAAACTGGTGGCAAGTTTGTAGATATGGTAAACGCTTTGGCTAAATGGGTAGCAAGTAAAGGAATAACTGGAACATATAGCACTAAAACACAAAGAAGAAAAGGTAGCAAAGCGACTCAAAATAAAGAAAATATGTCTGTTGCTTATGCAATAGCAATAAACATACTTAAAAAGGGTTTAAGACCACAACCATTTTTAATACCATCATTTGAGCAAGAAAAACCTAATTTAATTAATAGAATTGAAAACGTAATAAAAAATGCTTAATCCTAATATAGAAATAAAAAAGTGGTTTATTACTCATATTGCATCGGCTACTGGTTTAGGTGTTTATGATGGTTTTGCTCCTGAATTAGTATCAGGCGAATATATTATTATTGATGGTAGAACATCAACACAAGAACAAGGTAAAAGTGGCTATACAAACTCTAACGTTATAGTAGTTGACATTGTTACAAAAAATGCTAACTTTGGCTATAAACGTTCAGAAGAAATTAGCGACTTGATATTAACCGCAATAAACTCTGATACTAAGATTACGCTGCCAAGCGGATGGACTTCAACAAGTCTATATGTTCAAAGTATTAGAAATTTAGATGGTTTAAATCCATTAGATAACGTATTTAGAACGCTTATAACATATAATTTAACAATAACTCAAAATTAATAAAATGGCAGAAACTAAAGTATCAGCTAGGGATTATATCCTAATGGCGGACATAGATGGAGATAGCACATTCAAGCCTGTTGCTTGTCTTACATCTAACTCAATTACATCAACAGTAAACGTAATTGATGCTACATCTAAATGTGGCGACCAATTTCAACCTGGTCCAGCTTACACACAAACAATCAAAGCTGACGGATTTGCGATTGACCAAACAGGAACTGCATCTAAAGATTCTTATAATCAATTATATGCTGCTTTCGTTAACAAAACTATTTTCGCAATGAAAATGGGTGAAGCTACACCAGTAACTGGTAACGTGGTTTATAGCGGAACTGTATTTGTATCAGCTTTTGATGTAAATGCAGCAGATAAAGATGATGTGAAGTTTAGTGCTACTTTTACAGTTGCATTACCTCCATTAACTCAAACTGTAACCGCATAAAAAACCAACAACAACTATGTTCGAACTTAAATTAAACAACAAAACAATTCCTCTTAAATGGGGTACTTGGTCGATGCGTGAATTTTGTACCGAAAACAATATTACGATAGATAAGTACTTTGAATTATTAGGAAAAACTCAATATGATTTAGATACTATTGTAAAAATGATTTACATAGGTTATAAATCTGCTTGTATAAGCAACAAACAACCTATTGAATATACAGATGTAGATGTTTGTGATTGGGTAGATGAATTAGGAGGACTTTTTAACGACAAAGGTCAATACATAGAGTACATTAAATACATTGTAGAAAATACAATAACAACTGTACAAGGTGCTGCTAAAGTCGAAAAAAAAAAGTCTAAATAATCAAACTTGGGATGATATTTTAGTTAAGGCTGCTGAATGTAATATACGCCCAAGCGAGTTTTGGGAGATGACTTGGAAAGACTTTTCTATTATTGTAATGGGAAAGGAAAAACAAGAGTTAAACGAATGGGCGAGGACAAGAAACCTCGCCTATATTGTATATTTAAGTAGCACTATGGAATCATCACCAAAGTCTATTAGGTCTTTTTGGCATATACCTGAAATTGACGATATTGAGGAAAAAGAAGAAAAGGTAATGTTAACAGATGAACAATTAGCGAGAACATTAAAATTGTACGGAGTAAATTAATATAAGATGGATAATAACAGTAAAGGCTTAGTAATTGATTTAGGTATTAATGTACAACCGTTACAACAAGGTCTTCAACAAGCCTCATCAGCAGTTACAAGTTTTGGCAATCAATTAAATGATGTTAAAAAGCCTATTGGTGATGCAAGTCAATCTTTAATTAATTTCTCACGTATTGCTCAAGATGCTCCTTATGGGATTCAAGGTATAGCTAACAACCTTAACCCAATGGTTGAATCTTTTCAACGTTTAGCTGCAACTGAAGGTGGAACTAAAAAAGCGTTAGAAGCAATGGTTGCTGGTCTTTCTGGTCCAGCTGGTATTGGTGTTGCAGTCGGTGTTGTATCTTCTTTGCTTGTAGTTTTTAGCAAAAAACTTAGCGAAATGTTTGAAACTCCTACGGAGAAATTAAAAGCATTTAAAGAAGAATTAAATAAACTTAATCAAGATATATATAGAATAGTAGGAAGTGCTCAAGCAAACAGAGAAGTTGCTATGGGATTTTCTGCTATTGCTGGTTCTGATACAGAATCAATAGAAAAAAGAAAAACCGCCTTAAAATATTTAAAAGATATTTATAAGGATAATAAAGAAATACAAGACTTAACTATTGAAAGTAGTACAAAATACATGAACTACGCCATCAATAGAGCAGCAAAACAAGAAGAATATTTAGCAAAAGAAAAAAATAATGTTCAAGCATTAGGAACTATTTTTGCAAAAGTAAAAGAACTAGAAGATGAAAGAAATGCTAAAATAAAAAGCACAACTGAATTTTTATCTAGTGTAGGTGTAGGAAAAGAAGGTATAGAAGCTGCAAAAAATAAAATTAATAAAGATTTTGCTGAACAAATAGCTGAAGCTAAAAAAAGTTTACCAGCTGCATTAAAAGTAGGAGAAGATTTTCAAGATGCAATAAGTGGATTTGAAACACCTGATAAAAAAGGAAAGACAATAATCCCAATGAATTATGCTGATGCATTAAAAATAATTCAACGCAAATATCCTATTAAAGAACCTGAAGCACCTAAAGAAAAAGATACTGCCATTGAAGATGAAATGAAGAAATATAAAGAGTTTCAAAACTTTTTATCTGATTTCTTTAAGTTTAGACAGAAAATGTCAACTGAACATTATAAAGAAGAACAAGAAAAAATAAAAAAACAAAACGAATCTTATAAACAATTTGCAGATACTTTATCAGGCAATGTAACTAATGCATTAATAAGCGTTTTTGATACAATGGCTAAAGGTGGGGATGTATTAAAATCATTAGGAGATTCATTCTTAAGATTAGCAGAAGATATTGCAGCATCTGTTATTAAGGCATATATATTAAAAGCAATTATGGCTTCATTAGCACCTGAAGCAGCCGCAGTAAATCCACTTGAAAGTGCAATTAATCCAGCATCAGGAGATGCAGGAACAGGTTGGCTATCTGCGTTATATAACATAACAAATGGTAAAATGTCAGTTGGTAGTGGAATGGATACTAGTGGAATAATTACTAATTCAGCAGCGAGTACTGGGGAATTTACTATAAAAGGTAATGATTTAGTTTTAGCTTTGCAAAGGTCTAATTATAACTTAAGCCTTAAACGAGGACTATAATGGCATACGCTAACAAATACAAATTAACGATGGCTACTAAAAGTGGTAGTACATCGTATTTATACTTATTAGAAGATGGATATGATGGTGCAATAATTGAATATCCAGCAATTAGCATACAAATACAATATTTACCCAAAAGTGATAACGTATTTGAGCCTATTGTAGTTAGTCAATTAAATGTAACTATGGATGTTACAGATGATGTAGCAAATATGCCAAATTTGACATCTTTAAATGATAGAAAATATCTTGCTCAATTATATTACGATACAACATTAGAATGGCAAGGTTGGACACTAAGCGATAGTGTTCAATTTAGTTTTAGCACAGGCAGAAAAACTATTACTTTTAACTGTATTGATGGTTTAGGTTTATTAGAAAACACATTTTATCCTTTAACAAATCCTTATACTTTAAGCGATAAAGTTAAATTGACAGAAGTCATTAATAATTGTCTTGCTAAAATAGCTTTTCCAACTGGTTTAAATATAATAAGCGGAATAAGTTATTATACTTTAAGTATGAACGATAGAGGCGATGGTAGTCAATACGAGCCTTTAAATCAAACATATTTAAAATTAAATACAATTTTAGACCAAGCAAATATTGTTACAACAACATCAAATATTCAAGCGACAGAAACTTGTTTAGTTTTATTAAGCAATATTGTTAAAAGTTTTGGTGCTAAATTATTTCAAGCACAAGGAAAATGGTGGATTGTAGCAATTAATGAATTTGCTCAAACATCATTTTACTATACAGAATATAATACATCATTGACTGTTGTTTCTTCAGGAACTAAATCATTTGTAAATAATATAGAAGGATTTACAGGTAATACTAGCGGATTGTTCTTTGTTGACAATAGTCAATTTAAGGTATTTAGAAAAGGTTATAATAAAGTAAGATTATCAAGAGGTATAGATTATTCTAGCAATTATATAACTAATTATGACCTTAAAATACACGATGGTAATACTGCTACTGCTTGGACACAAGTACATTCAGGAACAGGCGGAAATATTATAATAAAAAATTATCCATCTAATGCATTAAATAGTTTTATAATGCAGTTGGGTAATGTTAAAGAAAGTGTTAGTCCTGACAATTTACCTTTATTAACACAAAATGAAAGTGCTACATTTTCAATAAATGCAACAAACGTTAGTGCAGATGGCGGTGCTATTGCAACAGTAGGATTAAAGATTTTGCTTACAACAGATGCTTATGTTTACTTTTTAGATTCTGATGGTAATTGGACTCAAGAATATACAAAGAATTATAAAGGAGTGTGGGATGCTTCAACAAATACGCCAACATTAACAAATGGCACAGGCAATGTAAATGATGTTTATTTATGTAATGTTGAAGGAGTAAGAACATTTGGTGCATCTAATTATACCTTTAAAAAAGGCGATTTAGTTACTTATGGCGGAACTGCTTGGAGTAGAAGACCAGGTTACGCATTTGTGCCTTTAGAAACATCTTCAAGTACAAGTTTTAAATTGCCACCAGCACCATATACTGGCTCATTAAGTATTGAAATATTATTAACTAAAGGTAATTATCCAATTCCTTTAATTAGCCACGAGCCGTTTTATACTTCAAGTTATGCTGAAATACAAAACTTTGTTTTTCAATTTATACCTAATTATACATCATTATTGACTGAAGGATATACTTCAGATTCACAACAATATGTTTATGATATAGATTTACCTTATGGTTATAATAGTGATAAACTAGGGTTTTATGCTTATAAAGGGTTTTATTGTGATTCAAGCGGTTATAGTTTAAGTTCTTGGTATAGATATGAATACCCAAATGAATTTTATTATAGTTTAAGTGAATTAGTTATAAAACAATATTGTAACGCTTTAAGTAATAACTTAATTAATGTTGATTCATCTTTTATGGGAATGAACACTACATTAGGTAGATTTAGCGGTGCTAGTCAAATAACAATGTCTGACACAGACCCAGCTCAAATAAACGTAAGCACAAGGAATTATATGTTAGGTAATTCAACTATTGATTTATTTAACGATACAATTCAAGCTACTTTATTAGATATAAATAAAAATAATATAACTGCAACAATAGCAACAAGGTATTTCACTAATACTTTAAAACCAACTGTTACAGGATTTGGACATTTAAGGTCAAGTGCTTATGCAACTAAGGAAGAAGCGTATGCAGCACCTTTAACAACATTTTTAGTATATAACAACATAAATTACGGCAGTCCTTCGGTTGGGAATGTTTATTATGCTAATGAAGATTTAACTACTCCTTTTAACGGAGCAAGTCTTTGGTGGAAAATAATGATTGATGACTTCAATTTCCGAGCATTTAAGATTTCTACGAGTGGGGTAATACTTGAAATTTATGGTTAACTTTGACTTATGGCAGATAAAGTAAATGGTAAAAATATAATGCTTTACAAGCACTACGCACCTAGTGAGGAATATCCTTTAGGTCGTGATGTAGCATTTGCGTGTTCTACGAATTGTAGTTTTAGCGTACAAGCTGGACAAAAAGAAGTAACTAGCCAATCTTCGGCTTGGTATAGAGAATTTAAAATAGACATAGCTTCTTGGACAGTAACTTGTGATGGAATAGTAACATTAAATGGATATAATTATTTAGATTTTTTAAGCATACAACAAAACCGAACTCCTATTTCAATCAAGTTCGTTATAGACAACGGAACAGATGGTTTAGTAATAATATCAGGAACTTGTAATTTATCTAGTTTTCAAATGAACGCACCTTATAAAGACATCGCTACTTATAGCGTAAGTTTACAAGGAAGCGGTGCTTATGGAACAAGCGGTACAAGTGTAACTCCTGAAGGAACGGTTATAGTAGCTGGTGGTCAAGTTTATACAAAACAATACACGGCTGCTGGTGGCGAAAACTCAATTACTTGGACAGATATGATAGGCAAGACTTGTTTGTATTTCTCTCGTGGTGGTGTGGATGTAAGAGAGATTTATTCAAGTGGAACGCCAACAGGCGACCAAATCGTGTTTATAAGTGCAACAGGCGAGGTTAAATTCGGCAGACCTTTGGAGAGTGATGAGTTTATTAGAGGTTTATTCCAATAAAAAAAATTAAAAATGTCAAATCAGATTACTATAACTGGCGGTGCTAAAGTAAGAAATTTAGAAGGTGTAATAACAGGAACGGTTGGTGTTTTAAGTTCTTTGCCTATTAATACGGCTAATGGTATTCCGCAACTAGATTCTAGTGGCAAAATATTAGTTAGTCAATTACCTAATTCTGTAATGGAGTACAAAGGAACTTGGAACGTAACTACAAATACTCCTTATCTTGTAAATGGTGTAGGAAACGCTGGGGATGTTTATATTGTAACTGGTGCTGCAACTGGGGGTACAACTCACGACTTTGGTGCTGGTGCTATTTTGTTTTATAATGGCGACCAAGCTATCTATGATGGTTCAGCGTGGCAAAGAGCAAGTGGCTCAAGCGGAACGGTAACTAGCGTAGCAATTAGTGAATCAAGTGCTGCTTTAAATATTACAGGCTCACCTATCACAACATCAGGAACTATAAACATAGGATTCGCTGGTACATCGGCTCAATATGTAGCTGGTGATGGTAGTTTAGTTACTTTCCCTTCAACTGTTAGCCAAGCACAAACTTTAATAACTGAAGTTTACAACGAAACAGGAGCAACTTTAACTAAGGGAACTGTTGTTTACATAAATGGTGGTCATGGTAACTTACCAACGATTACAAAGGCTTTAGCTACTAGCGATTCTACATCTGCACAAACATACGGAGTAGTCCAATCTGATATAACCAATATGAATAATGGTTATGTTGTTGTTATTGGTTTATTAGGCGATTTAGATACTCAAGCCTACACAAATGGAACTATTCTTTATTTAAGTTCTACAACGGCTGGTGCTTGGACTTCTACTAAGCAATATGCACCTGCTCACTTGGTTTATGTAGGTATCGTAGTACGTTCACACCCTACTCAGGGTGTGGTAGAAATTAAGGTACAAAACGGATACGAAATGGATGAACTTCATAACGTATCTGCTCAAAGTCCTTCAAACGGAAATATTTTACAATACGTTTCTTCAACTAACTTATGGACATCTGTTGCTGGAACTACAACAAACATAGCAGAAGGAACTAACCTTTATTTTACGGATGCTAGAGCAAGAGCAGCAATTAGCTTAACAACAAGTGGCACAAGTGGTGCTTCAACATACAATTCAACAACTGGTGTTTTAAATATTCCTCAATATCAAGCAGCGTTAACTAACCCAGTAACAGGTACTGGTACAAGTGGAACGGTTGCTTTTTGGAATGGCACAACAACGCAGACTTACGATTCATCTTTTATCTACGATTCATCTACTAAAAGACTAGGGGTTAATACAACAGTTCCTAACGCTACAATAGGTGCTAACTCAACAATAGATAGCGGATATGCTTTAATGCTTAAAAGCGGTGCAAGTAACTACAATGGTATAGCTTTCGGTTTAAGTTCTACTTATGGTAACTCTTTTGAAACTCAAAAGACTGGAACGGCTGCTGCAATGAATTTAACTTTTACTAACCAAACAGGTTATATAAGTTTAACGGAAGCTGGTAGTTTAGGTTTAAATATTTTAACGCCAACTGCATCACCAAGTGGTGTAGGTAGCTTAGGAATTGATATTAATGGTGGTAGTTCTGCTGCTGGTTTAGGATTCCATAATACTGCAAGTGGCACAGGCAACACAAATGGTGCATACTTATACTTGACTAATTCTTTAGGTTTTGTATTAAGAAACTTAGAAGGTGGTATTACCTTATCAGGTGGTTCAACCGCTGGAGATATATCCTTACAAACACAAGGAACGGAAAACTTTAGAATTAACTACTCCGATGGCTCTATTTATCAATCTAAGGTAGCAAACGCTATGCTTAAGTCGGTTAGTGGGGTTATTACTGCTGCGGTAGCTGGAACGGATTATCAACCTGCTGGAACTTACGTTACAAGTATAACAGGAACATCGCCTATTAGTTCAACTGGTAGTACAAGTGTTGCTATATCTATTGCTCAAGCAACTACTACAACAAGTGGTTATTTAAGTTCTACGGATTGGAATACTTTTAACAATAAGCAAGGTGCAATAACTTTAACAACTTCAGGTGGAAGTGGAGCAGCTACTTTAATAGGAAATACTTTAAACATTCCTAACTATACTTTGGCTTTAGCTGGATATGTTCCAACTTCTAGAACTTTAACTATAAACGGAACAACTTATGATTTAAGTGCTGATAGAAGCTGGACTATTTCTGCTGGAATTAGCGGTACTTTATCAAGTGGTTATGTTCCTGTGGCAAATGGCCCTTCTTCATTAACTGATAGTGCAATAAGCGATAACGGAACTTATATACAATTATATAGACTTACCAATGTTTTCTATAATGATAACTCTTATGGTGGTTTAACGATTAAAAATAGCAATACAGGTTCATCAGCTTTAGCTGGTATATCAATACAAAATACAAGTGCTACAACGGTGGCACAAATGAACTATATCTCTACTACGTATGCAAATACAACATTAAGAGATACTTTCTTCTTTAATACTGTTGCTTCACAAAAAATTGGATTTGGTACAAATAGTGGTGGTGGTGCTACAAGAGCAGATATATACTTTACAGTAAACCCAGCTTTCACTTTAAGTTCTACTAACCCTAATCAAATTCAAATATTAGGAAGTACAAGAAACGTAGCAATAAATTATAGTGGTACAGATTACGGAGAAGGATTCCAAGTAAACGGAACAATGAGAACAAGTAGCACTTTAGGTGTTGGTGGTTCAGTTGCAAGTGGATACAATCTTCACGTTTATGGTACAGGAACTATTTTAGGAATTGAAACTACTGCATCAAGTAACGTATTTTTACGAATGTTACAAGCTGGAACAGTAGTATCTAGTTTGTATTATTTAAACTCTGATTCAACATTAAGATTAGTAAATAATAATGGTGGTATAAGATTATCAGTATTAGGTGCTGACCCAGCATTGACAATAGCAACTTCTACAGGAGCAGCTACATTCTCTAGTAGTGTGGCAAATGGAGGGCAAATGTGGGTTAATGGTATTACAACAAGTTCAAATGGCGCATTAAATGTTGCAGCTCCTTCAGCAGCTTATTATAATGGGTTAGTAGTTTCTACAAGTTCTTATACTCCAAGTTCAAGTGGTACAATAGTTAGAATAGGGCATTCTGCAAATAGCGGTGATGCTACTGGTATTATAGATGTCCAAAAAGGTGGAGGTATATTAAATGGTAATTTATCATTAATGCCTTTTGGGGGCAATGTAGGTATCGGAACTTCTAGTCCATTAGTTATATCAGGATATACAATTTTATCATTAAATAATGCCACAAATGGTGGTATGATTGATTTTCAAACTAATGGAACAAGTGCTGGATTAATTTATTCTTATAGCAATTCACTTAATATAGGTTCAAGTGGAACTGCTCCAATAATATTTCTTACTGCGTCTGGGAATGAAAGAGGTCGTTTTACAAGTGGAGGTTCTTTTAAAGCAACAACTAATGGAACTTATCTAGATGCAAATGCAAGTTATCACGAATTAAGGCAAAGCAATACAAATTCATCACTTGCTGCATTTACTCATACTGCAGCATCGCCTTATGGATTATATCTTGCATTTACTGGAGCAGCTCCTAATAACACAACAAATTATTTTTATGCAGCAACAGACACAGTTAATGATAAAGCAATAATTTATTCTAATGGTACTTATGGCTCAAGAACTGGTACTTATGGTTCTATTATATCTGATATTAAATATAAGCAAGACATTACTGACGCAAATAGTCAATGGGATGACATTAAAAAATTAAGAGTAGTTAATTTTAAATATAAAGAAGATGTTGAATTAGAGGGTGAAAATGCTTTAAGACAAATTGGATTCATTGCACAAGAGGTTGAAAAAGTAAGTCCAAATCTTGTATATGAAGCTGGTAAAAAAGATTCAGATGAAACTTGGAAATCAGTTAAAACAAGTATTATTGAAATAAAAGCAATTAAAGCATTACAAGAAGCTATGTTAAGAATTGAAGAATTAGAAGATAGATTAAATAAATTAGAAAAAAAATAAGATGAAGACAATTTCACCTATTACAAGTTGGGCAAACGGACAAGCAGTAGAAGCTAAAATACTTAACGCATACGTTATTAATGACAACTTAATTAACGCAGCTACTTTTTACTATGCTTTATTAGCAGAAAACGAAGATGGTACAATCGGACAAGGAGTTGCTCAAGGTAATTTAGTAATGACTGGTCAACCTTACAATACTTGGCAAACAAATGGACAAGCGTGGGATTTTGTAGCTAGTGAGTTAAAATTAACCATCACAGGCGATTATGTACCACCAGTACCTGAAAATCCAAGTGCAGATATTTTAGTAGATACTCCTACTGAATCAATTTAATCTTATATTTGTAAAAAATCAAATACTATGGCTTATGTATATAGGCACATAAGATTAGACAAAAACGAACCTTTTTATATTGGGATTGGAAGTGATGAAAATTATAAAAGGGCAAAAGATAAAACTGGCAGGAATAAAATTTGGAAGGGTATTGTAAATAAAACACAATACGAAATTGAAATTTTATTTGATGGTTTAAGTTGGAATGAGGCTTGTGAGAAAGAAAAAGAATTTATATCTCTTTATGGTAGAATTGATAAGCATAATGGGATTTTAGTAAATTTGACAGATGGAGGTGATGGAGCATTTGGGGTTATAATGAGTGAGGAAAGAAGGAAACAAATTTCTGAACTCTCAAAAGGGAATAAAAGCAGGACTGGGCAAAAGATATCTGAAGAAGAACGTAAAAAGAAATCTGAAGCTCACAAAGGATTAAAGCATAAACCATTTACTGAACAAGGATGGGAAAACTTTATGAAAGCTAGGATAGCAACAAGAGGAAGAAAACAACCTATTGAAGAAATAGAAAATAGAAGAAAATCGCTTATAGGAAAAAAAAGAACTCAAGAAACTAAAGATAAAATTAGCAAAGCTAATAAAGGCAAAAAAGCAAGTGATGAGGCAAGAAAAAAAATGAGTGATTATTGGACAGGTAGAAAAAGACATCCAATGAGTGAAGAAACAAAACGCAGAATTGGAGAAGCAAATAAAAAAGCACATATTTTAAAATTAAAAAATCAATAACCATGATTACATTAAATGAGCAACAAATCAAAGAATTAGAAGCCTACTTAGGCGAAATTCCTTCTAAGTACGCTAACCCTATTTTCTCGTTCTTAGGTCAAATCGCCAAAGAGCAAGGAGTACAAGCTGAAGAAGTTAAAACAGAGGAGTAATGGAAAGTATTGCAATTTTCTTGGCTGGACAAGCCTTAGTTATTATAACTGGATTAATCAGCATTTATGTTAAAGTAAGTTTAAAACTTAAAGAACTTGAAGTGCGTGTTAATATGGTTGAGAAACAAGAGGATGTTATAGCCAAGAAACTTGACAATATTCAATCAGGTTTAAACAAGCTATTTGTAGCTTTAGAAAATAAGCAAGATAGAGAATAATGAAAGATGTAGTTATCACGATATTGGTAGCTATTCTTATAGTCTTTATTTTTAGAGGCTCGACCTATCGTAAAGATGACCAAACAATAATTACAAAATACGATACGGTTTTCCAACAGAAAACTTTTACAAAATATACTAAGGGAGATTCTATCCCTTTTATAGTTTTAAGCGTAGATACTACAACGATTCACGACACAATTACAATAGTCAAAGATTATTTAACGACTAAAGTGTTTACCGATTCATTTACTTTAGATAGTTCAAAATTTACCATTATTGACACTATTTCTAAGAATACAATTCAAGGAAGGCGATTTTTGGCTGATATTCACGAAAAAACGATAATAATAACCAACGATATATACCACAAGGACAAAAATGCCATTTATTTAGGCTTTTTAAGCGATTTAAGGCGATTTGACAATAAAGTGGGTATAGGTATAGGATTAGGATTTAAAACGTCTAAAAACGCTTTATTTACCTTTGCTGCAACTACTAATGAATTTCAAGTAGGTTATTATAAAAAGTTTTAATATGGCAAAAGTATCTGCGAATCCATTACCAGTTAGTTTTAAGGATTTTGTTAAGCATCCTAAAGAGGCTATTGCTTTCTTAGCGATTGTTGGTATTACGATTTTATACGTAGATATAAGAAGCACGTTTCAAAAACAAGCAGAAAAGCAAGAAAGAAGGGCAGACAAAATTGAGCATAGACTTGACTTAGTTTCAAACGAATTAAGGAAGTGCGATTCATCTTTGGCATCTGCTACGACTAAACTTTCTACTTTAGAGCAATTAGGTAAAATTCAGCATATCAAATGAGAAATTTAATTATCATATTGCTTTTTAGCGGATGCGTTCCAGCTATTGCCGATATGCCTGACCAAAAGGATAAGGAATTTGAGAAACTAATAGCCAAGACTAAAGCAACTGTTGCTAAAAGTGCTGAAGTACAAACCAAAATAGAAAAAAAACAAAAAGAACTAATAGAACAAGCGGTAGATAAAATAACAACTTTAAAGACGGAAGTAACTACATTAAAAACTGAATTAAAAGATGTTAAAGAAAAACTTGATTCTATTGACGCTGATACTGGTGTGCAATACGTTATACTGCCAATATCCAATCACAAAATTGATTAAAGGAGATTCTGTTGTAATTTTAACAGTGAAGCAAAGCGAAAATATTAACGAACTTTATATAAAATATAACGATACGATTGCATCACTTAAAAGTGAATTAACCCTTAAAAAAATTAAATATGACTCTCTTTTCAATACAT